TCAATATCCTTTCAAAAGAAGCTCTGCGTCCATTTTTGCCAGTTCGGACAAGGCTTCGCGACGTTCTGCATCACGGGCGGCCTTGTAAGCAAACAAATCCTCGGCCTTAATCCGGCGATGCCGACCGACAGTAGTAAATTTGATATCGCCGGCTTCAAGCAGTTTGATCAGATAGGGTCGAGACACATTCAGCAGATCTGCCGCCTGCTGCGTGGTCAAATCTGCCGAAAGCGGCACCATCTGAAATCCCTGACGGCTGGAAACTAGACGCAGCAAAGCCATCAGGCTTTCCGTCAGCGCCGGGCTCAAGGTAATCGTTTCGGGCTTACCATCACCGGGCATAACTGTCAGCTTGGTATCTTCACCTTCTTGTGTCTGCGAAGCAATGATCTGGCGGAGTTGATCTGCTGTCGCGCTTTCAATTTTCGTTGGCAATCTACCGCCAAAATCGTCTTTGCGAATTGCCGACATCTCTTATCTCCATTCCCTTTTCCCGCATCGTCGGGCTCAACCGCCCTCAGATGCGACTACATCATATGCCACCCCTGCAACAAACGCAATATTCGAAACAAACGAAATATTCGAAACAAACGAAATATTCGAAATCACGGTAGTTTCTTATCCGCACTCCGCTTCACAACGCTCACCCCCAAAACCCCCAACGCAATGCCCCAGATCGGGCTGGTATTGACCAGGGCCGCGATAATCGCCGGGGCCTGGAGTGGCGTTAAGATGATGGCATAGGCGATGGCGCCCATGGTCATGATCCAGGTGAGTGCCACGGCGTAGCCGAAGCTGGGGCGCCAGCGCCGCACGAACGCGTCTTCGCTTGCGACTTCGGCGCGGATGGTGCGGTTGACGGATTTCAGCGTCTCGGTATCGCGGGCCAGTTCGATTTCGGCCATGCGTTCGGTGTGGCGGTTGGCGGCAATAAGTTGTTCGGGCGTGACGTCGCCTTTGGTGACCGCTTTTTCGACCTGTTTGAGGCCCTCGGCCGCCGTTTTGGCGATCGGGTTGTCGATATGATCAAGCCCCGCACCCACCGCTTTCATCAAAAACGGCAGGCCGATCTGGGCGAGCAATGCCGGGATCATGTGAGCCTCCCTACCCTATGTTTTTGTAAAATAAGTGGTTTCCAATTTCTGCCACCGGCACATGGCCGCGTGCCCAGAATGGATCGACCGCATAAGTGTGATAGTGGGTGGCACCATCGGTCGGATCGGGAAGCTCCCCCGCAACTGCGCGCTTGGCGATGCGTTTGCATAGCCGATAGGCCGGGTCGCGCGGGCTGAGGGCGAGCAGCTTCTTGCGGTTGGGGTCTGCTGCGTTCCAGCAGGAAAACTGCGCCGGTTTGAGGCACACCGATTTGACGTCATTGCCCCACCAATAACGCCCACGTTGTTTGGCAAACGCCACGCGGTTGAGGATGACGGCTGCCACCGCCTCGATCCCGGCGAGTTCTTCACCGCGCGCCTCGCCATAAAGGGTTCGGGCAAGCACTTCGACCTCGGACAGGGCATCGGGGTTGGTGAGTGGCTGTGCCGTCAGGGTTTGGGTTTCGGTCATAGGCTCAGATCCTTTTTGCCGGGGATTGCGGGCATGTCGAGCTTTGCCTCGATCCGGAGCAAATGGCCGGTCAGGCGTTTTTCGACATCCTTGAGATAGGGGATGGAGACATAGTTGCGCGCGACGTCGAGCTTGAACGCCGCCAAGGCATCGCGCAGATCGCTGGCGTCCGTTTCCTCGCGGGTGCGCAGCTGTTCAACGCGACCCAGCAGCTCGGATCGCATGCGCCAATGCAGCCAGAACAGGCTCGCAACAGCAGGGATTTCAACAGCCGTGATCCACCAGATCACATCAACCGTCTGGGTCACAGGCAGGGTCATGGGGGCCTCGATTTGGAAAAAGTCAGAACAGGAAAATCAGCCATGGGTTCCCGCCTGCGTGGGAACGACGGATTTACGCCACGGCTTTCGTCATCCCCGCGAAGGCGGGGATCCATTCAGGACGAAAAAACAGACTTGTTTTGCTCAGACGCATCACAGACAAAGAAAAACCCGCAAACCAACGGCTTGCGGGTCAGGTCGACCGCGCCTCCACCCGGGGCAACACCCCGCGGGCTGGAGAGGCGGTCAAAACATTCAGGAGGCGAACGGCATCAAATCTACGCTGCCGGGCCCTTCAGCTTTTCTTCCAGGTCCTGCCAGGCCTCGCCAGAGGCGACAAGGCAGCTTGGGCCGGACGGATAGGTAAACAGGATGGTCCAGGTCTGGCCATCGGGCGCTTTGAGCACCTCGATCACGCCACCATTGGACGTGACACCCACCGCGACCGGTTCTTCGGAATATTTCGCGCTCAGGCTATCGATCACCTTGGATCGATCCCCGCAGACCGGGGATGCCGAGGCTTGGGGAATGGTAACTGCAACGGCACCTGCCACCACAGCAATCAAGCTCAGTGTTTTCAACATGGTCAGGCCTCCTGACAGTCAGGTGCGCCCACATGGACGTCTTGTTTTCCTGTACTGCGAAATGGATCAACAAATGATCTTTGGCCGTTTCCCGGTCCGGCATCTGTGCGCCGGGACCTCTGCTTATCTGGCTTAAATACTCACTTTGGTATAGGAAGAAAAATTCCTTACTATTCTTTCATATAATAAACGTAGGGTTCAAAGCTGAATTTTCCATGAACATTTCACAAATGTGATAAAGGCCGCCGCTAACCATTTGGCATTGTGGGAAAGTTTTTTCTTCCCTCACGGATTGAAGAACCTTTCTCACGGGTTGAAGTGGCTCTCGGCCCGGAAAATCCCGCTTTTACCCCGCCAGTCGGCGCGTTTGATCGGCATATCGACCCGTGGCAGGCGCACCGGATCATTCAATATACATCCCGCCACCGCATCAAGCCCGTCATCCGGGCCATTGCCATCGGGATGCCAATCGCGCATCTGGCCCACGAACGGTGTTTGACGAACGCCGTCATGCACATGCAACAGCCCCGCCCCCATCACCGCGCCAAAGGCATCCTCGATCCGGGTGGCTTTGTGCGTACTTTCATAATGTTCTACGACGCTGGCCGCCCATCCGATTGATTTCAATTCCCGGCGCAAAATATTGGGCAGGAACCGGCCAATGCCATTGGTCTCGACCCGGACCGATGGTAAATGATGGCGCGCCATGAAGTCTGCGACCTGCGCACAAAGCTGGCTGGCCTCATCGCGCCAGGGCATATCGCCGCTTGTCGCCGGATCAGATGCCCGCAACCAGGCCATATCCTGCAGCCAGTATTCGCCCTGATCGCAAATATAAACACATGCCACCACGGCCCCGTCACCGCGCATTGACCCGAAACTCGGATCAAAATGACAGGCACTCGCCACCATGGTCCGCCCGCCAATGCGAAGCGTCATGCGGCCATTGCCGTGCGTGATCTCGGCCGCGCCGTCATAGAACCGCAGTTTGGCGGGATCGAGGATGCCTGCCACCGGGGCCATCATTTCAAGCATCATCTGACTTTGAAACTTGCGCTCCGGCGTTCGGGCGCGCATCGCATCAATCGCCGCAATATCAAACCGCTCCGGCCAGCTTGATGTCCCGTCCTTATTGACGATGGGCAGCTCAAAGCGTGAAAAACCGGCCAGAAACGGCGCGGCCTCGCCGACCTCGGACCGCGCCTCCTTGGCGTAGATCGAGTAATAGCTGTGCGGCGTTCCGACATAAAGCTGCGCACCGCTCGGGCCCAACACATAGGCAATCTCGGAAAGCTTTTCGCGCAGCTCGGATCGCTTGTGGGCGGTATCGCTGTTTTTGGGCACCTCGACATCATCGCAAATGACGATATCGGCCCGCGACCCGGTAATATTGCCGCCAATCCCGACTGCCTGCATCGACGGATCGCGCAACACCGCTGTCCGCGCTACCGTAAACCGCTCGCTCCCCCAATCAATCAGCTTTTCGGGCAAAAGGGCGGCCATCAATGGATGACGCTCAACCACACGCTTGACGTTGCGCACCATCTTTTTCGCCAGATCCAGATCAGCAGCCAGCACCAGAATGCGCAAGTTCGCATCGCGATACAGCAACCAGGCACAAAACAACCCGACCAGCGTTGATTTGCCGGAATTGCGAAACGCCATCAAAAGCATCTCGCGCTTACCGCTCTCCCAGCACTCCTCCAGCCAATCGGCCATCTTGCGATGATGCGCAGGCAGACCAAGCCCCAACATCTGATCCCAGATCCAGACGAATTCGGCGAAGCTTGCCATTTGCTCGATCCTCGAAATGATCAGATTACTTTATCTTGAATTCAAAAAAGGCATCCGGCGACACATGCCGCCGAATACCATTCACATCACGGTGAGAATTGCTTCTTAGAGGTTTGAACAAACCCCAAATTTGCTTTCCCAGGACTTGCCCTTGGACTTGACCTTGCAGTTATGGGCATCACGATTGCTAAGGACTTTGCCTTCGCAATCTTTACGTGACCAGCATTTCTGCTTTTGGGTCGCGCCCTGCACCTCTTCAATCAGGCTGTCTTCCGAGCTCGAACTGGTCGACTCGTCGTCACCACCATTGGCAAATGCAGGGCTTGCCAGAAACATCAGACTGGCAAAAACAATCATCGCATTCTTCATGATCTGTCCTTTCTAAAGTTAGGCATTTATCGCTGCGCGACCTATGCCGGCAGCTTTCAAGGACGTCTCTACAATCACGGATGTGATACCATCACACAAAGATCACAATGCTTTACGCCAATCCCTTCCCTCAGTTGGCACCTTCAAGCGCCTCCTTCGCTTTGGCGATCAAATCGCTGGTGTTCATTCCATCGTCCGCGCCGTCGTCTTCCCCCATCCCCTGATCCTCAGACGCCCAACGCAGCAACTTGATCAACCCATCAAGATGCCCGAGTGCGGCCTTGCAGGCCGCCTGATGGGTGTTGAAATCCTTCGCTTCACGCAGAAGGGCGGCCTGTTGTGCCGCCCGGCGATAGGCATTGCGCACGCGCTTGATATCACCGGGCAAATCACGCAGTAGTTCCGCCCGCAAACTCGCGATTGGATCGGTGTTTTCCGTCTCACGCATCGCCCATCCTCAGACTGTCGAAAGCTCTGACAACCGCGCATTGGAAAGCTTTTCCGGCCAATAAGAAAGATTGCGCAAGTGCCCGTTCATCGCCTTTTCCGCACCACCAAACGCGCCCAGCACGATCTTGGAAAAATTGCGCGGCATGGCAAAGCCATCGGGGGATGACAGCACCACGCCATCCAGCCCCACCGAAATCACATCATCATCCCACGCCAACGCAATGCGATGGCGGGTATCCTTGGCAAGCTGGCCATAAAGCGACTGGGTGACCAGCGGCACGCCACCGGCGCGGAGCGAAATGCGCAGCTGATCAGCATCGCTGTCATAGCCAAGATCAAGGTGATCATCATTAAGGCTTAAGGAATAAAGCTGCACGATCCGCCAGATCCCCTGCCAATCGCGCGCGGTATGCAGATCAAACACCAATGTGCCCCGCCCTTGCACAAACCAGTCGCCGGGATCGATGCGCACATCATCGCACGCCCGCGCCGCCGGGATGCCGTTGCTGATGATATCGCTGGTCGGTGCAGGTCCCGCTTCAAGCTGCGCATTCCAGATCAGGATGGAGGCCGGAAGGGCGCTGATCGCCGTGCTGATTTTCGGATAGCGCGTGGTGCCGGATGCCGGTTCCGCAATCCACACCCGCTGCCAGGTTTCATCCAAAGCAAAGCCATGCGCGGACGGCCCGTCAATGCCGCCCAGCGTGATATCGGCCGTGCCCGATACCGCGCGCATCCAGACGGCAAAGCTATAGATTTCACTGGCAACAAGCCCGCCGACATTCTGACAAAGCCCGTCTGCACCGGCGGCACTGCCGGGCAGGTCAAGCTGCATCGCGCTAAGGCTGCCATCCGGGGCAGCAACGGCGCTGGGCCCTACCACAACCCCGCTATTCTTTTCCCAAAGCGCATTGTCAAAGGCGGTTGAATAACGCAGCAAGTTGGTCGTCGCCCCCTCGATCAGAAGGCCCAGACGCCGGCCAAGACCGTCATGATCATAAGCCGGTTGATCCATCGCGCGGGTTTCAAGCAGGCCGTTTGGGCCACGCACAAGCTTGGTGCTGGCGCGCGCGACACTCATGCCGGCCGCAAGCGGCTGATAACGCAATCCCATTGGATGCATCTCCGTTTAATTGGCTGTTGGTTGATGGTGGCGCGCTAGCCGCCAATGCGATGGATGTGACACCAGGTCAAAAGATCATGGTCGCCGATTTCGCGCGTTTGGCTATCGCTATGCCAAAGGCGCAGGCGCAATCCGGTGCCAGGCGTCATACCGATCCGCGCAATGCCATTCAGCCGCAAACTGTGCGACGCCCCGCTGCCGATTGCCGTGATGTCGTTGCTTTGCAAATGGCTGGACCAATCGGTGCCATCAAAGCGTTCGAGCGACAATGTCGTAGAAACCGACTGGTCGGTAATGGGAAAACGCACGGCGATATCAACATGATAAAAGCCGGGCGGAAGCCCCGTCACGCCATGCACACCGCTGTCATAAAGACCGTGGCTATCCTCAATCACCTGATCCCATTCGATCAGAAACGCCCCACCCGCCGGGATGGATTGGCTCGCCACCCGCGAAAGCTTGATCACCGGGCCGCTTTCATGGATCGGGGCGGCAAACCAGCGCGTGCCATCACAGATCAGATCGACCATGTCACCGCGTGTCGGAAGCGGATAAACCGTCACCTCCGCCCCGCCATTTGTCGGGCGAATAACATTGCCAGATGCGGTCGTGATATCAACCATCGTGCCATCACCGTTAAAAACGCGGTAGCGCACGCCATTGCGCGCAAGCGATGCCACCGGCAGGGTCAATTGCGCCCCGCTTGATAACCGAACCAGCGATCCGGTTTCGCGGATATCCATGATCCGGCTGACCGGCGCATCAATCACCGGCATGCGGCGCTCATCCTCCCACGCCAGCAGATCGCCACTGCGAAAATCAAGATTGAGCATCGCCGATGCGTTGGATCGTTCAAACGACGCAGCTGCGGTTTCAGACCGGCTTTCGGCGGCCTCGGCCCGGTTGGCAGCATCCTGTGCCTGACTTGCCTTGGTGGCCGCCTGCGCGATTTCATCGCCGGTTGGACCATTGGAAAGCCCGCTGCCATCACTGTTCCAGATCAGCGCCCGACCGGGCTCAACCCCCGGCAATTCCGCCGATGCCGGTGCATCCTGATCCGGCCCAAAGCGCAGCGTGCCGGAAAGGGCGCGATCCACATCACCAAGGGCGGCCGTCATGAAATCAAGATCACGCTCCAGCGCATCCCCGCGCGGGATCGACATGGCGTCAAAGGCACTCAGCCGACGCAAATGCAGCTGCCGGGCAAGGGTGATGGTGCTGCCATGTACCGGCGGGGTTTCAAACCGCACCACACCTCCGCCACCCTGATCAGCGGGCGTTAGGGCAATGTGAAACCCGGTCTCGGTTTCACTGCCATCAATGACAACCCGCACATCGCCAGCGTCAAACACATCAAAATCAAATGGAAACGTCTCGCGCACGCCGTCGCCAACGAAGGCGATGGCAGCCCGGATCTGATTGGCAAAAACGGCACCCATAGCTTCTTCCCCATATAAACCTCAACCCCACCCATCACGCTTTGAAAACCAGGCATTCAGCCGTGCAACTGTGTCGTCTTCGACCGATCGTAAAAGTGACTTTTCGCGCCAGGCCGCCTGTTGATTGATGCGCGCGCGTTTGCGGTTGGCGGCATCGGCGTCCATATCCGCATCCTGCCGGGCGGCCTTTTCAAACCCCGCCAGCACCGCACTCGCTGATCCCGATCCACCGGCCATCAGGCCCGATGCCCCTTGCCGGGCGCGTGCGGTTGCCTGACGACGCCGAAGATCCTCTTCGCGTTTGGCGGCATCTTCGCGTTGGCGTGCTTCAAGCTCTGCCAGTTCGGCCTGCCGTGCCGCTTCGCCTTGATTGATGCGGGCTTGGGCGTTGCTTTGATTGGCGCTGATCCGTTGTCCGGTTTGCAGCACCGATGCCGCCATCGGCACGATTGATGTAAATCCACCCATCAGTCATTCACCCCCATTTCACTGGCTGCACCCAGCAATAAAAAAGGCCGGGGCAATGCCCCGGCGATGCGCCACAATCCGCTTTTAACCGTCCCGCCACTGCCTCGCCGCCAGCCAAGCGCGCGCAGCGTGATATCCCCGCTATAAAGCGCATCCTTTTCATCAGGCAGTGCAGATACCGGAAGCGCCACATCGCGCAATCCCCGACCGGTATCAACGCGCAGCTGCCCGGTTTCCTGCAAACGCAAGGTGACCGAAACCAGCCGCACGGCATTGCCGCCATGCGGGCGACTGCCATCCGATGCGGCGGGCGGCAGGGCATAAATTTCATGGGTAAAGGGCAATCCGACTTCGATCTCGGAGACCGCCCCAATGTGATCGGGCACCGTAATCGTGCCCCCGGCGACCGGGATATCATTGGCAAGAACGCCATCGCCCCAGACGCTGACTTCAAGCCCATCAAGCGCCTCAAGATTACCCCAATGACGGCGCGGCGGCTCGCCCTCCGCCACCGCTTGGTGGCGATAAAGATCAAAGCCGCATGCCAGGTCAAATACGCCGAGGAAATAGCGCCCGTCGCGTTCCAGCACGACATAAACATCCCCCCCCCGATACCGAAATCGACCTGAAGGCACAGCCCGCAACCGATTGCGCCGACCAGGCAGTGATGGCTTCACTGCGATACAGGGTCAGGGTTGCGAGCGATCCATCCTTCATCACCACATGCAACAAACGCCGATCAGGATCAAAGGTCTGATCAATCGGATGATTGATCAGGTGGCGTGACAGCAAGGCCAGATCGGCTGATCCATAGGCCTGCTCGACATCGGTAAACAGGAACTCACGAATTTCGCGTCCGCTCCGCCCGGCAAAAAGCGTCGCGCCATCAACATTGACCAGCGGCACGGTGCGATCACTTTGGCTGCCAATCCGGGTCTGGCGTGTAACCTGCACATTGGCCGGCGTCAGCGGATCGCCCGTCACCATCCATTCCGAGCCGCTGGTAAAGACCTGCAAATGTCGACCGGCGAAAATGCCGGTGATGGCGTTGACCTGATCGGCCAGCAGGGCAAATTCAATCGCCTCGTCATCAAGGCCTTCGCCAAGCTCGAAATTAAACAGATCGCCCGATTTCGACATCCACAAACGGTTGGGCAGATCGCGCGATCCACCAATGATCAACCGGTCCTGATGGAAGGTCACGCTGCGCGGCCAACCACGCACATCCGAGAAGGCCTGCTCGACAAAATCGACTGTCGCGTTGGTATTGGGCAAGGATTGCTTGAGTGCGATGGTCGCAGTGCGGGCATCAGCAACCGCAGTGATTTCACCCTCTATCCCCTGTATCCGCCACAGGGTGCGAACATGCCCCGCCACAAACAAATCGACATTCGCACTAATCTGGACCGTGCCGCTGGCACCTGATGGCGTCAGGGTCGCGGCGGGTTCGGCAAATTTGTAATAAGGCTGCCGGGTCCGAAGATTGGTTTTGCGCCAGGCCCAAAGGGTTGTTTGCCAGCTGCCATCGCTTGTCCGCGTCATCCGCACCGGCGGTGCATCGGGGTGCACGACCAGAAGCGTATCGGCACTTTGTGTCCAGTTCAGAAGATCAAGCTGCTCGGCCCCGAACGTGGTTTCAAACCAGACCGTCTCGACCCCATCCTCAAACACGCGCGCATGCTTGTCGCCAAAGGCCAGCAAATAGGTCTGCTCGGTATTGAACTCGAACTGGATCAGACGCGCCCGCCCGGGCAATTCATCAATCAATCGAATACCGGGACGGCGACGCACCCCGCCAGACGGCTCGATGAACACATTACGCAGGCGCGCCGCCCCATTGGCATAAGCACTCAGATCCGATCGCCCCCAAAGCTCGGGCGCCAGTTCGCCGGTCGAAAAGGTGTTTTTCTCCAGAACACGGCGTGCCATGGCGGCTCCCTCGTTGAATTATGGTGATACGCTTGCGGATCGGGATCCCCGCCTGCGCGGGGATGACGGAGCCCACAACAGATGCATGGAACGAACGTCATTCCCGCGAAGGCGGGAACCTCGACCGGCAGGCTCCAAACCCAAGGCCCGCCACCCTACCCCCGCGCCGCAATCAGGGAAAAATCATCAATCGCATGCGGCGTTGATTGCTGCGCATCGGCAAGCCGTGCTTCGCGCAACTGATCCTCGGCCCGCTTGAAAAGGTACTCGGCGCGTGTGCTGCTCTCGGTCAGCGGCAGGCAAAACTCGGCCGCCAGCCGCGCCATCAACGCCAGATCAAACCAGGCCGGAAAGCTGCCCTCGGGCAAGCGTGCAACATAGGCAAGATAGGCACTGTCGCCCGCGACCTTGATCGCCTGATCGCGCAACTCAAACGCTGCGATCTTGCCACCGTCATTTTCAAGCGACAGCAAGCGGATGAAATCGCGCGGCAAGGCAAACAGATGACTGCCATCTCTGGCCGAACTTGTCCCACTCCCATCGGCCAAGCGCGACAACCAGCTCCCCCGCCCGGCAAACCGCCACGGATAGCCCGCCAGCATCCCGTCCCGCACGCTCGGATACAACATCCGGGCAATCTCGGCCTCGGCCACGTCTTCCTCAAAAGAAGAAATCGGCGCCGCCCCAACCATCACCAAAGCCCGCGCACACAGCGCCACATCACTTAACGCCATCCGTTTTGCCCCCAAACAAAAACGGGGCCCGGAAAACCGGACCCCGCAATAAAGTCAACCGCCAGACTTACGATGCCGACGGATAAAACGCCTTGATCGCATAGGTCATCGCGATGTTGCGTGGGCGAACAGAACCAGAATATCCACTGGCCCCAGCCGCTCCGGGAAGAGTGCTTGTCGCGTTTGTACCAATCCCCCGTAAGCGACCTTGGGGATAATTTTCAGTATCATAGTTATCAAGTCCGAGGGATTCGGCTATTGCTCCGGAAGTTAATTGCGTCGAAGCAGACCAAACAGCATCATCTTGAGTATCAAAGCCAACGATACTTGGTTTTTGCCAACTTCCAAACACACGCCCATCATCAACACCGCGACCATCATCAAAACCGCGTACGAACTCGCCACGAAGGTCCGGCAGGTTAAAGGTCGACACCTGATCACCATGCCCCCAAAGGGTGCCAATGGTGGCAAACAGATCGGCATAGTCGGTACGTGAAACGGCCGAACCATCACACACCAGCCAGCCGGTCGGCGGGGCGGGCATGGCAAAGGCTGAAACCGTGCCGATTTCGCTGCCAATAATGACACCACCGCCAGCCGTGCCACCACCAGAAATCAACGTTTCGATGGCCTGAAGCAGTTGGGTTTTGTCATCGCAATCGGGCCAGATACCCGCACCCTGAATAACGTTCAGAACTTCACATTCCACTGGGGTTGAACCCTGCATGGGCAGTCTCCTTGGCTGGGTAAAAAGAAACCCCGGCAACTTGTGTCACCGGGGCGAGGTTGAGGGAGGATGGAAAGGTTGGATCGGACTTATCCGGATCAGTCGGTGTTTGAGGTACCAACCGCCGTCATGTCACGGACATCGACACCGCCTGCGCCAGCACTTGCGACGACGAACAGGCCGCCCGACATGGTGGCGTCGCGGTTGGTGTTGGCGATGATGAAATCGCCGACGCGCAGCATGTCACGTGCATCGGCAAAATAGTCGGCGGTATCGACGTCAGCGGCGACGTCGGGGGTGATGTAGTGCCACAGCGTAAAGCCGTTGGCATAGGCCAGAACACTGAGGTTTCTGGCTTTGAAACCTTCTGCCATTTCGGGCTCCTGTTGTTAGGAAATGTTGGGCTGAGCGGTTGGCACGAGATCCCCGCCTGCGCGGGGATGACGGTGCTGAATTAAGTGCATGGAACGAACGTCATTCCCGCGCAGGCGGGAACCTCGAACAGCATGCTGAACAGGGCTTTGGCGCTATTCCTGTGCTTGCAGGCACACCACGCCATCGCCATCAATCAGCGTTGCGCCTTGGCTCATGGAGTTGTTGACAAAGTGGGCTGCGTGATCGCCATGCCAGGTGATGTCGGACTGAACATCCGAGCCGATGGCGTGGCCAATGGCGGTTCGGTGATACCAGAAGCAGGACCGAATGCCGCTTGCCACCGGAAGGCCCGAATGGGGCATCCAGAGCGTCCCGAGCCAGCGTTTGGCCTGTGTTCCCTTCCACGGCAGATCGTCATCGCCGATATAGTCAGATCGCGAAAACTCATCGATCAGCAGCAGCTCAGACCACTGCTTCCAGCCGACAATCGCATAGCGCTGCCCGTCATCAGGCACATCGCGATCACCAAGGCTTTCGAACGCCATCATCACCTTATCAAGGGTCATGCCCTCGGTATTATCGGGCACAACATCGCTGGCCCCGACCAGGGCATTAATGATGAGCTCGTCGGTCTTGCGGCCGAGCGCATAGGCCCCGGCATTGGCCAGAACCATCTTTTCATCATGGTTGATCTTGAGCTCATCGAGCGCATCAACCCAGTCGCCGGCATAGTAATCGCGCAGATCACAACGCACTGCCTCGTGATCGACATTCATCACCGGCACCTTGCCATGGCGGGCCTTGGTGGTTGCCGTACCCTTGCCGACCTTCTGGAAAACCGTGGTCGCGCCCTTGATGGAATTTTTTACCCGCACCGTGTTGCGAAGTTTCGATCCCATGCGTTGATAGGCCTGATGCACATCGGCCTGAAAATGGTCGATGAAGCTTTGATCAATCGTGGTTGTCATCGCCTTTTATCCCCTTGTTTCAGATATGATTTTGTCGCGTGCACAAGCAGCCGCCGGGGTTCAATTGCGCCATCTGCCACAATTGCCCCAAACCCGGTCATTTTCCGGTCATGGTTTGATGTTTTAAGAAAGCCGTCGATGGAGCCTCATCCCTCGATTTTGCATCGTTTTGCCTGAGGCATTCATCTTTCCAGCAAGGAAAGGATCGCAGAGCGTAGCGGCACTACGGTCAAGGTCCTTGACGCTGCGGGAGAGATGAATGCCCCGGCCCGAAGGGTTCGTGTTTGGCGACGTTTTACGTCGTTACAGCGCTTGCACGATGTGCCACATCGTTCTGCGCGCCGTGCCTTGCCAAACGGTTCGCCAAACGCGAACAAAACCGGTGCAAAATCGAGGGGTGAGGCTCCGTGGGACACGCACCGGATTTGCCCCGACCTGTTGCACCCGAAGGGCTCGCCTGTGCGTTACAAACAAGAAAAGAGTGTCTGCCGTGAAGAAGTCGGTTTTGCTTGTGTTCGGCCTGATCGGGCTGGGTGTTGCGGGCTATTTCCTTTTACCGATGACCCCGATCCCCGATTACGTCCACGCGGTCATGGACCGCGCGGATAAGCTTTTCTAGGGTCCAAACTCATTCACATAATCGTCCCGGTCGCCCGGATTTGTGCGGATATGCGGAGCGAAATCACAGAAAGATCTATATCTTTCAAGATTTTGCGACAAAATAGCCCGTGCAAATCCGGGTGATCCGAAGGACAACCGCTATGAGAGAAAGCCCCTTCGTCAAATCCCTTGACCGGGGATCGCCCCGCTCTGCGGGTTTTTCCTAGATTTTTCTCTCATAGCGGTTGCCGGGTCGGTCATGTGAATGAGTTTGGACCCTAGGTCAGGCTTAAGCCCCGGACAGGCGGGCAAAATCCGCCTGCACCTCGGCGACCAGCGCCGGATCACGATCGCGCCAATAGCGCGGATCATTCATCTTGCGCCGGATTTCGGACCGAAGATTGGTTTCCCCCGCCCCGCAATCGGCTTTGCCAAGGGCTGCCTCATTGCTTTGCGCCATCATACGATGCATGGCGCGCACGCCATCGGCACTTTGACACAGCGTTTCAAAGGCGGCGTCTGGCAGATTGGCCTTGCCCCAGCTTTCAATTTTCGGTGCCAGCTTCTTCCAGCTTTCCGCACCGCCAAACTCGGCCGCAAGTGCTGCGCGATCTGTCGCACGCCGGGCGGCCTGATCAAGATCGCCCAGAAGCGGTGAAAGGACTTCCCCCGCCAGATCATAGACCAACTGCGCCTGGGCGTTGCTGAAGCCTGCTTCATGCAGGCGCTGGTTCAGATCGGCATCGATATCGCCAAAACCATCCGCAAGCGTGATTGCATAGGCGTCTGGTGTTTCGGGCACCAGATTGGCAAGGGCTTCGGGATCAAGCATGCTTTCAGGCATCTCGTTGCTGGCATCTTCTGCTTCCGGCGTTTCGGATGTTTCCGGCACGTCAGATGCCGCGACTTCCGGAGAAAGAAGGTCGGGTTCGGTTGTCATGCGAACACTCCGCTAAATGGGTCAAACTTTGTTTGGCATGTGTGGCTCCGGTTCCCCGCCTGCGCGGGGATGACGGTGCCCAAAACATCTCATGGAACGAACGTCATTCCCGCGCAGGCGGGAACATCGCGCCGCAAGCTCCGTCGTCTTTCGCGCCAGCCGCCAATCGCTTGATCTGCAACACCAGCGCCCGTTGCCCTTCGCGCATCCAGATCGCCTTGTCACTGGCATCCGGCCCAAGCACGCTGAGCAGGAAATGACGTTCGAGATCGTCGAGAACCTTTGCACCGGCATCACTATCAAAGCAGGCCTGCCAATGATCGGTGCCGTCCTTGGTCAGGGCTTCGGTTTCAGCCTCGAACCAGTCCCATCCGATATCAACCATCACACTGCCTCCGCGATTTCAGACGGCAGGCTTGGCCGCAACAGATGGTCGGGCACGCCAAACTGATCGGCAAGCCAGCGGACCATGACGGGCAGATCGACCTCTGCCAATGCCTCCGGGCCCAGGGCCGCGATGCGCGAAAGCCAATCAAGCGCCTGACCTGCCTGTACCCGTTTGGGCAATTGCGCCAAGGGGGCCGCGTGACGCAGCACGACAACATCGCCATCAAGCGGGATGTCTGGAAGCTCCCCGGTTTGGGTCAGGATATAAAGTGCCCGCCGGATCAACGGATAAAGCAACTCCGCCTGCAACCGGCCATAGGTTGCCCCCAGAAGCCTTGCGTTTTCCGATGCCCGTTCCAGCACCTCGGTCGCGGTCATGCCCGGTTGATCGGTTTGCCCCAACCGATCAGCCAGCAAACACCGTCGGATGCGATCACGTAGGTCTGAGAGCACAAGATCCGACACATCAAACCGACCGGGCGCCTCAAGCGGTTTGAGCCCCGCCGATCCCACGGCCTTGGGAATGATGCTACCCGGCACGAGCCGGATGGTCGCGGGATTGAGCACCCCGTCATCATCGGCCTGCCAGATGCCAGTAACGGCGATCGAGGCGTTTTTAAGCACCAGCTCGACCACCTTATTTGCTGTCTTGATATCGGGCAGCGCCTTCATCACGGGCGACCGGCCATAAATCTCGCCCGGTGCCTTCATCCAGCGAAAGGCAATATAGGGCGAGACATCAAAACGGTCGCGATAGATCAGATCATTGGTCGTGGCATCGCCGTCTTCGCGAAACACACACAGCTCATAACCGGTTTTGCCGTTGGCTGCCGGAAGTACCGCCTCGATCACGGTGATGCGTTTTGGTGCATCCTTGTCATCGCCATCATCGGCTAAGCCCTTGGCTACCGGCCAGGTCGCCGCGATCTCGTCGCGGGTCAGTGCCAGTTTGCGAAACACTGCGTCCATCTTGCCATCAGACCGCTCTTCAAACGCCAAGTCACGCAAGGGCACGGCGGTAAAGCGCAATGCAGACGGGCTGTGCAAATCGGCCTTTTCAAGTCGCAAACACGCCGTCCCGGCCGTCACCAGATCGAGAAACGCCTGATGCATTTCGACCGCAAAGTTGGAGCGATCAAAGTGCCCCTGCAAAATCCGAACGGCCCGACCAAGTTGCTCGGTCAGTACCTGCCGATCCGCATTGGCGACATTGCCGCCCGCCTCCAACTCAAACCAGCCACCAGCGGGCGGGGTAATTTCGGCCATCAGACTGGCGGCAAGTTGTTCGACCGCATCGGATGCCGTGGCATCAAACACCCGATCCAGGCGCTTGCCGCCACTGGTCTGGTGGCTTGCCGCTGCATTGCGCTGTGGCAGGGCAAATTCATAACAATCCTGCCAATGCGACAGCCAATTGCGCCGGCGTTCCATCGCCTTTTGAAAGCGGGTGCGCAGATGAGCGATATCTGCCCCATCGGTTGCCTTGTCCGCAGCCACCGCCTTTTGCGACTTCGCCATGCTTATTCCCCCAACAGGTTCTTGCCACCGCCCGCCTTGGCGATGCGGTCTGTCAAAAGCCCGCGATAACTTGTCCCGATCAAACTGGCGCGCCCATAACGACGACGTTCAAGCGCCTCGGTCCGGGCCAAGCGTGCGGCGTCTTCGGCACTGGTGTCATCTTCGGTTTTGGTCGCCGTTGGCGTTTGGGCCGGCGGCGCAACACGTGCCGGTTTCGGCGTGGAAAACAGGCTTCCCATCTGGGCCTCCGGTTTGTGAAGTTTGGTGATGGTTTCGACAGAGCACGTTACATGAGTTCCCCGCCTTCGCGGGGATGACGGTGCCCAAAACAGCTGCAAGGAACGAACGTCATTCCCGCGAAGGCGGGAAGCTCGATCCACAAGCTCACAGCCAAACGCAAAAACGCCCGCAAGGGTCGGAACCCTGCGGGCGCATCTGTGGCGTTGATTTGTCTCTTATGTCACATTAAAAAGAACAAATCAAGAACATTTTTCAGAAAAAAACACATCCCCGATTTGATCGCGCTCCAACCCCTTTTGCAGATGGCGATAGAGCTGCCAGGGGGTGATGATCCAGAGTGCCGAAATGCCAAGCAACCGTTTGACCAGTTCGACACAACTCATCGGGCCAAAGCGGACCTTGCGTGAAATGGAGGCCGGATAGCGCGCCCAGATACAGTGATATCCAAGGCCGCGATAATAGGCCGCCGGATCAAAGATCGGCGAATAGCACCAGCTGTCACAGCGCACCCGATGGCTTTGCGGGTCAAGGCAGATCCATTCCCCTGCCCGAACCCCGGATACCAGCACAAAGCAATGGCGAAAGCCCGGTTTGAGAACCCGCAACAAACGCTTTTCCGGCGCATCGGCAAACACCACCAGTACTGAAACCTCACGCCCTGTCGAGGATTGGTTGGTCCAGTGATCGATCCATGGATCGGCGGCATCTCGCAAGGCTTCCCCGGCAATCGGGGCGGGTTTGATCAGGTTTGTTACATCCCGCATGGCGACAGATCCCCACCCAGTTCCACGGCAACATCATCATGATGAAAACTTTCATCACGCCCGCGTTTGACGATCCCGCGCGTGACCAGCACATTTTCAAGGGACTCCATGGCATGGCGCCATAGATCCCCCTTACCCTTTTCACGCGGATCACGTGGGTCGGGTTCGCGTTCGACGAGGCCAAAATACTCCAGAACCTGCAAATGGCGATCACCCAGAATGCCGCCCTTTTTAAGGCGCATCACTGCGTTATAAACATCATCCGGATCACAGGGGCGGACCACCTCGCCCGCGTCGGCCACCACACGCGCACCTTCGATCCGGGCCGTCTGACAGCGCACGAACCAGAACCATGCCTGCCTGGCACTGGAAAAAGGGGTGATGTCGCGCGCAGAAAGTGGTTTGGGAAAAAGTCGTTGTTCGGTCAC